TTTGGCATAATTATCCCATACTAATCGCATTGGTACAAAGAAATAGAATGTATCTAAATACATATTGTCCATGATTGGATTAATTGGTGTCGCTAATCGAGCGAATATATTTGTATTAAGTTTGTGTGTGTCCCCCGGTAGAACTTCATCTACCAGAATTGGGACTAACTTGTCGCAATCGAAAGTTGTTTTTAAACCGTGTGAACGGTTAAATGTAGAACGGTTAATATCCGCTCTTGGTACTTGGGACTGTAATTGTCCCGCTGTCATGACTGATTTCATTTTATAACTCTACGTTTTGTTGATTGACTGCTTCGTTGGCTGTATACAACTGTTTGGGTACTTTTGTTACGATTTCTGCTGAATCGTCGTCGTATGTACCTATAAGAAATAATGAGTAATCCATAGGATACTTTTTAAATTCGCTTTCTGGGTGTTCACATGCTTCATAGAATGAGCGTTTTGCTAATCCATCTGTATTGAAGAATAATGGTTTTCCGTAAGCTTCTGCTTTTGCGTCATATACTGCATAAATATTAATTTTCATTTTCGTAGTCCTCGAAATTTCTGGTTAAGTTTTTAGTTTGTATTTGTTTGAGTCTTTCTTTAATTAGACTCCTTTCATCGGTGTTATCCGATTTGTTTTGAGCTTTTTTAATACGTCGTTGACTTTTCAATAATTCGTATTTTATAGGGTCTTCCTTTTCTAATAGCTTCAAGAAGTATCTTGGTGGCTGTGTTTCAAAAGCTTTCCCTTTTCGCTCTAATAGAACACTATCGTTCTTTGCTATGTCTGTCAAATACTTATTCGCCCATTCTTTGGCAATTGCTGGATTTCTAGACATTGTAATGTATTCCGGCTTTACTGGTGTTGTAATTACTTCACCTGTTTCTGTATCTATGCCGGTGACTTTTTGATAATGTTGTTCGCTTTGCTCTCCTGTTACTTTTTTCATGATATATCGTGCCACGTAGGCACATGATTCAAATGTTACTTGACCTATGGAGCAATAGCCTTTGTCCCATATTTTGTCAAGAGTGTTTGATTTGTAAATCAGTTCTCCTGATTTTGTTCGTTTGAATTCTTCCATATCTTCAAACGTTACGCCAAATAGTATGGCGTGATAGTGGGGTCTTCCTAACCCCTTAATAAAGTTATTGCATCCGGTGTATTTTTTTCCGGATTTGCTTTCTTTATGCATTATGTAACTTGTATTACATGTTTTGCATGTTTCGCCGTATTCACCACAGTGAAAATATTTTAATTTTGGGTTTCGGCGTGTTCCGTCTGCTTTTAGTATACTAAAATGATAACGGAGTGCTTTCATAAAGTTTTGAAAGTCTTCAACGTGTAAACTACCGTCTTTGGGTAGATTTTCGTTGTTGTATGTTAATGTAATGAATGTTCTTTGCTCCTCCGGCCAATTGGTGGCCTCTTTGATTAATCGAGTTGCCCACTCTCTAGAACGTGCTAGTCTACAAGACCAGCATTGTCCACAAGGGACTTCCATTTTGATTCGTGTGGGGGATTTATTTTTATTAAATACTATTCCACCCCCTACACCAACCCATCCTTTTAAAGAGCTTGAGCAGGGCATTACATTCTAATGCCACCGCGCATTTGGGTTGCTTTGTTTTGCAGATTGAAACGGTGGGTACCATCTGCTGTTTTTGTAAATATCTTTTTTGATTTTTTAAGATTCATTTTTTTACGATTTTTCATTTTTATTGCCTTGTTGTTTAAGTCTAATAATTTCTAATTCTTGACGATTTTTACGTTTTTGGGCTTCCTTTCTAAAATAGAAAGATACTCCCAGTGTTATGATGTCTAACAATTTAGTTATCCACATTTTTTAGCTCCTTTGTCGCTTGTTTTTAGTCTGACGAAATGAGATTCGTCAGTGGGCACAGTTACATCAAGTGAGGTACTGTGCCCACCTCCGATTGGAGGACTACTCCTTTTCCCCTGACGGGGTCGATTCAACGTCTGAAGACGAGGTAACCTCGTCACCAGTCGTCGAATTATTTCCGATAATTCCATCTTTCATGTCATCTCGGTTTTCTTGTGTTGCTACAAACTCTAAGAATTGAGCAGGATCATGATTGAACCTTGCTCGTTCTTGTGAAGGCAGTTCTTCGAACATGCTATTTACTGTAGCTACTTTATTTTGCGCGTCTTGAAAATCAATCGCGCTTACATCCAAGTATTGCTCTTGGTACTTATTTAAGTGGTTTACAACGCCTGTACGGCGGTATTTTTCTAAAATGTAATTAATATCACATTGTTGCTTTTGTTCCTGATGAGTAAATCCCTCATCGTCTTTATAACAAGTTTGTTTGCGAATGCGTTCGCTATATGCTGAATTGAACATTTTTGTGTCCTGTTTTAATAAATGTTTTAGGATTAGAGATAAACTCCATCTTTTTAGTTACTGGGTGTGTAATGTACGTTTTACCGTCCATTGTTGTTTTTATCATTTGCTTACGCAAATTTTGTAATATTTCCGCTTTAGGTATCATTACCAACGCTCCCAAAAAGGTTTATATTTTTTTGCTCGTTCACGTGCTTTTTGACGTTCACTTACTTTTTGACGTGATTCAGGTGTACGTGGTGACTTTTTAGCAGATTTAAAATCTGTTTTATGTTTAATATTACCACTTTTCCAAATATTTTTAGCTGATGATTTTGTACCTTCAACTAATTTTTCTAGATTCTCCTTAGTTACGTTTTCTTTAATAAATTTTGATGCTGATTTAGTTCCATCACTTAATACGTCCATAACATCAGATAAAGGTTCTTTAATTTGTGCTTCTTGCAAAGTTTTTGCAGTTTGAGCTTTTGTTAAATTAACTTGTGCCGCAGTTAATGCAGCATTTTGTATACCTTGCGCAATCATAGCTTTTTCATTTTGCATTGTAGCTGAAGCCCCTTGAGGGCTAGATGCAGGTGAACCTAAAGCTAATATACGATTAAGTCCTGCTTTTTTTAAATCTTGTGAACTTCGTTGATATGCTGTGCTACTCATACGCTCTTGGAATTTCATTTGTTCTCGTGCAATATTTAAATTTGCACGATTTGCAGATGCTTGTCCACGTGAGCCTATAAGGCCCCCAAGTAACTGGGAACCTCCTGATATAAGTGCTGCTCCTGTAATAGGGTCCATTTTGACTCCTTAGAAGTGGTCTATCATGCCCGGTGGTGAGAATACAGGCATTGGTCTAATACTCGTATAATTAAAGTATGCATCCATAATAAAGTGTGGTTCGCTTGGTACTGCGATACAACGGTCTAATGGTGTATTACTTTTTATAAAAGTATCGCCTAATGTTGGCGTATTAGCAAAATCTTCTGATACGTGCCATGCGTCTAATGAAGCGCTAGCGTCTGAACGGAATAATCCTGTTAATTGTGAACGTTTATATTTGTATTCTGCATATCGTTCTTGATAGCCGAAGACCTCATCGTCTGTTGCTGTACCTGAAACAAAAATTTCCTTGTTTAGTACTGCTTGTTCGCCTAAATGTGCAAATGTTGGGAAGAAGAAATCATATTGCGTTTCTCTTGACCACATTTTATCTAGGCCTTGCTGATATGTTAAATCAGCTCTTACATTGGCTAGTCCAATGATATACCCATGCTCCGTGAAACTCTTTGTAAATCCTGAGTTATTCTCACTAGCTGTTCCGAATGCTGACAGATTACCTTGAGGAGATGTGCTATCTGTACTTGATTGTTGAGCAACTGGATGGATGTTGACTGGTGTTGAGCCACCGCCAAGATACTCTGGACGTTGTAATCTAGAATCTGGACTTGTGACTCCAAAATGAGCCTTGACTTTTTCAGTGTAGCGCGTTCCTCCTCGCGCATCTCTTTCAAGAAAGCGCTGAATTTGGAAGGCTTGCCGCCAGTCGTTGATACTTGCTGATGTTGCTTGTGCGAGGTCTGCATATAACATGTCCTCATCTTGAATTGAATTAAGAGTGTTACCTAACGTTACGCCAGTTGTAACAGAATCTACAACTTGCATATACTTTTTATCTGAACCTGAATATAAACCTAATACATCATTAGCGGAAGTAGATGTTGATACTGATAAAAATGCTTTATCACCTAAAGGTACTTTAACCTCATCACCTTTTTGTGCAAATGGTAAACATGATGTAAAATAATCGTGACGTTTGCCTCGTGTAGCAATATCCCACCAATTACCAGGCTGTGGGCCAGAAGCTAGAACACCTTGATCATCTTTACGTACAATATAAGAATCTTGTAAGTTTTGGTCTCTAAACCATTCATTATATATTGTAAAATATGCTCGTAAAGGTAGTGAATTAATAGTTTGAGGTGTGCCACCATTAAAAAGTGGTATACCAAAATAATCTAAAAGAGTACCTTCTTTTGCTGATATTGAATTGGCAACGTCTGTTGGAATTACATAATCCGTTGAATCACCCGGATTTGTTTGTTCGCCAAAAAATTTGGCATAATTATCCCATACTAATCGCATTGGTACAAAGAAATAGAATGTATCTAAATACATATTGTCCATGATTGGATTGATTGGTGTCGCTAATCGAGCGAATATGTTTGTATTAAGTTTGTGTGTGTCCCCCGGTAGAACTTCATCTACCAGAATTGGGACTAACTTGTCGCAATCGAAAGTTGTTTTTAAACCGTGTGAACGGTTAAATGTAGAACGGTTAATATCCGCTC